CATCAGAACCATTGATCGATGTTACACCAAACCCACTCACATAACTCTCATTAGATAGATTAAATTTTTCAATCGTTGTTGATCCTCCCGAAATTAAATAAGCGAATTCTGTTTCTTTTTGCATGGTTGCAACGTCACTTCTTGCGATACCCGTATTAAATTTTGTTTGATGTGCATAATTCGTATCATTAAACATATTAATAGCAGATGTTCTAGTTCCATGAACAGCATCAGGTGCTTTCCATAAGTTATCATCATTTACTGACCAAATAAATAATATTGTTTTATTACATGCACCTGAAGAATATGAAACCGGAAAATCCAATAGTTCACCAATGTGTGTTGTTTGATGTGTTGAATTGGTTGTTTTATGAACATTTCTCCATGGTGAAGAATCTTTATACCCACCAGCCAAATATGAATATGATAAAATTTGTCTATATCTAAATGCTATTGGTATTGTTTCTTGAGCTGCGATTCTTTCCCACCCATTATCAATATTTGATACTCCTGTATATAACATTAAGAAGCTGCCACTTGTGGATTCTTCCAAGTATAATGATCCAGATAATGGTGAGCCAGGTCTATTTGCTCTAGTTCCTCTAGGTGGTCTATTAACCACCCTATCTGATGTTAAACTTCCACTAACTTCTAAATTCTCGTATATCATAATTTAATTATTTTTATGCTCTCCATCCACAATGTCCAGATGATGTTCCTCCATTTACACCAGGGGCTAAACCACTAACACTTGTTGTTCCTGTATCTGTTGCGTAGAAGAATTTCCAGCTCGTATTATTTTGTTGTCCATCATAGTTACCTAGCATATACTGATGGTCTTGACCCATGGTGAAATTTTCCTCACCACAGTTTGGGTGTGGTTTTACAACATTCCCAATATTTGTGTCATTTGCATTACTCCATCTTCTAAGGTTATAACCACCAGCATAATCTCCTTCGTTACCTGCATATCCTTTACCAACCTTTGAACTAATTCCTTTCTGTTGTGAGTGGGCTCCCCATTGTGCGGATGATTGAAATGATTCTGTAGAGAAATTCATTTTAATACCAGCACCAGTTGTCCAACCATATCCAAAATTTTCATCAGAAAATGCACTACCACCATCACCACCATTTATTGTGGATAAATTAAATCCAGTGGCTATTGTTTCTGTGCTTAAATCAAATTTTTCAACTATAGTACTACCACCGGTAAACATATAAGCGATTTCAGTTTCTTTATGCATAGTCCCAAGATCACCTCTTGGTGTTGTTATATTAAACTTAACGTTATGTGCATACCTCGTGTCGTTTGCCATATTAATCGCCGATGTTCTAACACCAACATTATCGGCCGGACCTTTAAATGCGTTATCTTCATTAACTGACCAAACAAAAAAGATGTATTTACTACATGCCCCAGATGTATATGATGCAGGAAAATCTAATAATTCACCAATGTGTGTAGTTTGATCAGTAGCATTAATTGTTTTATGTACATTTTTCCAAGGAGATGAATTTTTATAACCTCCAGCAAGAAATGAAACACTAATTATTTGTCTAAATTTAAAGCTAACATTAGAATTTACTTGAGACGATACCCTAACCCAACCATTATCACCGTTACTTACACCAGCATATACCATTAAAAAACTACCACTAACCGCTTGTTCCAAATACAAAGAGCCTGTTTGTGGGTTACTTGGTCTATTTGCCCTAGCACCTGTTGGTGGTTTTGTAACACCTTGTCCTCTTAACGAACCACTAATTTCAATATTCTCGTGTATCATATATTATAAATATAATTTTATGTTCTCCATCCACAGTGACCAGATGATGTTCCTCCATTTACCCCTGGTGCTAATCCACTAGGATTAACTGTCCCACTATCAGTAGCATACATGAACTTCCAGCTTGTGTTTACTTGAAGCCCATCATAACACCCTAGCATATATTGATGATCTTGTCCCATTGTGAAGTTTTCTTCACCACAATTAGGGTGAGGTTTAGATACATTACCAATATTGGTTTCAGTGAAAACATTCCATCTTCTTAAAAAATAACCGCCATTATATGTTCCTTCATTACCAGCATATCCTTTACCAACTTTAGAACTAATTCCTTTCTGTTGACCACTGGCACCCCATTGTTGATTATTAGTGAATGTATCGTTCGCAAAAAATAATTTTGTACCACTTTGTTGTGTCCAACCATATCCATAATTCTCATCAGAAAATCCAGATGCTCCTGATGGACCACTACCAGTAATTGATGTTGTAGTTACTATGTATGGTGAACCAGCTTGGTAGTAAACACTATACATCGTCTCATTTGTTAAATTAAATTTTTCAACCGCCGCAACACCCGCACCAAATATCCACGCAAATTCTGTTTCTTGATGTAAAGTACCACAGTCATCTCTCGCATTTGCTAAATCCCATTTTGATTGGTGAGCATAAGCTGTTTCATTAACCATATGTACACCACTAGTCCATGTTGAATGAATAGTACTATCTCCTTTAAATGTACCATCGGTGTTTGTTGACCATAAAAATAAAATACGTTTACTACAAGCACCAGATGTATATGATGCTGGGTAGTCTAATAGTTCGCCTAAGTGAACCGTTTGGTCTGTTGCGTTTGTTGTTCTATGGACATTTTTCCATGGTGAAGCATCTTTATATCCTCCCGCCAAATATGAGAAATTAACAACTTGTCTATATTTAAAACCAGTTCTATCTGTATCCTGCGAACCAACTGGTTCCCATCCATTATCATAATTTGATGATGCAGTATATGTTACAACAAAACTACCACTTGTAGACTCTTCTAAATATAATGAACCAATATCAGGACTAGTTGGTCTATTTGCTCTTGGACCTCTTGGTATAATATATTCTCCACTTACATTTAATGATCCACTTACTTCTACGTTTTCTCTTAACATATTCTAATATAATGATTTTATCCTGTAACTACAAGTCTTCCGCTTCTATTTGATGCAAAAGTTAATATTACTTGTGTTGCTGTTATTCTTATATTAGATGGCCAAAACATATCTCCATTTGTATCAAATACTTGTGCTGTTACGTTTGCAGTTCCCAAAGTATGGGTAAAGGTAAGACTTGATACGTTTGAGAATGTTGTTGAACTACTTAGTGCAACTCTTTTCCATGACTGCCAAGTGTTATTATTTTTTCCTCTAACATACATGATACCCGTTCTATAATCACCATATATTTGATGTTGCCAGTTTGAACTGTATGCTTGACCATATATGGCACCGTCTGTTGCGTTACCTGTTAAGTTAGTGGTTGAACCATCCACGTTTGTTACATAACCAACAACGTTTGAATCGATACTATTCGCATTTAATGCATTATTAATATTACTATTAACAAAACTTACATTATCAATTTGATCTGCACTCGTTGCAGTTGCGGCGTTACCAGTAATACTGATACCCCACGTACCTGATGCATTACCACCTGTTAAGGTTGGTGAATATGAATTATAGTTTGCTGATGATAACATTGTTAACCAGTTACCCCAGCTACCTGAATATCCTTGTCTGAAATAGAATGTACCGTTACCGGAAGTACCGTAAGTACCTTGAATTTGCCACATCGTATCACCGGCGCCCGCATGAAAAACAGGAGAATATGATAAAGCCGCACCCGACCCGTTTTCATTTCTATATACCGCTGAACTTCCGTTATTTACGTTTACTGAACCATTACCTAAACTTGTTAGTGAAATATTAGCAGCAGCTGTTGCATTTGTTGCACTTGCAACCGCACCACTTATTTTTGAACCAGCTAATAATGTTATCCAAGAAGGATCAGAATATGAACCATTTGTATATACACCATTTGTTACTGTCGAAGCGTTACCTGAAAGAGCACCGGAAAATGTTGGTGCTGTAACAGTTCCAGGGAACGATGTGTTACCACTACCATCTAATAGCGTTGCGGTTCTTGTTAATGTTGCAAATGTTCCACTATATTGTCTAACATGTATTGGTTCAGTTGCATCATCCGCAGTTGCTATTTCTGCAAAACCTGAATTTGAACCACCACCAACTCTAATTCTAAAGAAATCATTGTCAGCAATTGTTGCATACACTAAGTTTGCTTCACTACTTGCGCTAACAGTTCTAATAACTTCCGTTGCAGTTGCAGCATTACCATCGATACTAACACCAGTCAGTGTTTGCGAAGCTGAACTTCTACCTAATGATATTGATGTTGTACCAATATTAAAAGATGAGTTTGCCAAATTTGCGTTTGCAATTGCAGTACCATTCCATACACCTGAAGTGATTGTACCAACTGTAGCTAAATTAGCTAATGATGTTAAACTTGTATTTGAACTTGCTGTTATATTAGCAGCAGTTCCAGTTGTATTTTGATTAAATGTTGGTACTGAAGCTGTTACTGTTGCGCTATCAGCTAATGTAATTGTTACAGTTGAGCTAGTAAAACCTAAAGATGATATTCTTTTATTAAAGGCTGTGTTCCAATTTGATGCTGAACTGATATATGTGTCACCGATTGCAGTACCATTCCACACACCCGTTGTAACAGTACCCATAAAGACAGTACCATCACCATAAACTCTTAATAAATTATCCGCACCCCAATGTCCAAGACTTACGTAGTTACTGTTTGATGCTGAACTAGACCAGTTGTATCCTAAGTAACCAGCATTTTTTGTGCTACCAGCTTGACCAACAACTAAAATGTTTGTTTGGCCAGCAGTCATGTTTGCTGAGAAGTTTTCTTGTGAATGTATAAATGATGTTGCGGTTGACGTGTTGATTTTTAATGTTGCTGCACCTGCAGTTCCTGTTGAGCCAATAACTAATTGACCGGTCATAGTGTCACCAGCCTTTAGTACAAAGGTTGTTAATTGTCCCGATCCAGAAACAATACCGCTTGGTATGTTACTTAAACTAGGGTATGAAATTTGACTTGATCCGGAAACCAACGCCGGTTTATCTACAATTCCATTAAATGATATTTGAGCAGAACCTGAAACAATGCCGCCAGGTATGTTACTTAAACTAGGATAGGAAATTTGACTAGACCCTGAAACTAATGCTGGCTTGTCAGTTATCCCATTGAAAGATACTTGAGCAGAACCAGATACCACAGGTACACCAGCAAAAAATGAACCAGAATGAACTGTAGAATTAAGTAATATTTGTGATGATCCGGATATAACACCCTCCGTATTTAATTCTTTTTTAACACCATCTAAAAAGTGTACTGAACCTGTATCTAATCTTAATTCTCTATTTGCTGCAATTGTACCACCACCACTTAAACCGTTACCGGCAGATACTGAAACAGACGTGTGGTCAACGTGTTGATTTGCATCATAGTTTGTTGTTGCATTGTGATTTACTTGTACAGATCCACTAATTACACCTTCAGTGTTTAATCTATTTTTAATTGTTGTATTAATAGATGATGTAAATGAATTCAATGAAGCTGTACTTGTCTCAACATTATTGATTCTTGTAACTTGTGTATTAAATTCTGTTTCTCTTACTAATCTTTGTTCTGAACCTAACGGGCCACCAATCCAGTAATCATTAGTGGCATCCCATAATAATGAACCAGACACTTGATTAGGACCTGTTGTATCTTTAACTCTTAAACCAGCGCTAGTTGCACCAGTACCGTTTAGGTTAATTAAATTATTATCAACATCTAGTGTTGTTGTATTAACGTTTGTTGTTGTTCCTTTAACCAATAAGTTACCTCTGACAGTTAAATTAGAACCCGTTAATTCTATTGCTGTTAATAATGATGATGTAAAAGTATTTAAACTGCCGGTAGATGTTTCTATTGCTGTTATGTTAGGACTAGATATATTACCTGTAACTTTTAATGTGCCGGTTACCTCAGTATTTGAATTAATGGATACCTTAGAACCATTATCGAATATACTTGAAGTTGTTAAATGGTGACCGTGTCCATTATTTTCTACCTTTGTTAAGTAATTACCATCTAATAATTGAGCATTGTCTATATCGTTACCTAAAGGACCAAATAACATAATACTTGCATCATTTGTACCAGTATCTGTATGTTTAAATTTCCATTGATTTGTTAAAGAATCATAAAATAATGAAGCAGTAATGTTTGTTGAACCAGAATCAAAAACAGAAATACCAGCATACCTAAATGCCGGACTATCTGTGTTTAATACAATTGTATTAGTTCCTATTGATACTGCAGATGCTGTAATATTTTCTAAAGATGATGAACCCTGTACAATTAAATTTTGACTAATGTAAAGTGATCCAGTTATTGTTTGGTCACCCTTGAAAACATTTGATCCAGTTGTTGCATAACTTCCAGTTTTACCTTCAATAGAATCTAATCTATTATTTTGATTTAAATTGATTGTTGCAACAGATGAAGATAAACCACCAATACTAGAACTTAAATCACCAGTTGTTGTAGCAACCGATGAACTTAAAGAACTTATCGATAATGTTAGTCCAGATGTTGTTGTTGCAACACTAGAACTTAAAGTATTTGTTGTGGTTGCAATACTAGAGCTTAAACTTGTAATAGTACTTGTTAGTCCAGATGTTGTTGTTGCAACGCTAGAACTTAAAGTATTTGTTGTAGTTGCAACAGATGAACTTAATTCACCAATACTTGTGGATATACTTGAACTAAATGTTGAATAACCGGTTGTGCCGGTAATTAAAATTTGTGAGCTACCAGATATTACAGAATCAGCGTTAAGTTTATTTTTAATTGTGGTGTTTATTGATTCCGTAAATGAATTTAAACTACCTGTTGATGTCTCAATACTATTTAATCTACTATTTTGTGTGCCATTGGTAGAACTAAACGATGAGGATATTGTTCCAATACTAGAACTTAAACCAGACGTCGTTGTTGCAACTGATGAACTTAAACTATCAATTGATGTGCTAACGCTAGAACTTAATTCACTAATACTTGTGGATATACTTGAACTAAATGTTGAATACCCTGTGGTGCCTGTAATTAGTACCTGAATACTTCCTGATATAACAGTGTCAGTATTAAGTTTATTTTTAATTGTGGTATCAATCGAACTACTAAATGTGTTTAAACTACTTGTTGTTGATTCAATACTACTTAATTTATTATTTTGTGTATCATTAGTAGAACTAAATGATGATGACAGTGCCCCGATACTAGAACTTAAATCACTAGTTGTTGTGGCAACTGAAGAACTTAATAAACCAATTGATGAACTAAGACCAGATGTTGTTGTTGCAATAGACGAACTAAAAGCCCCTATTGACGAACTTAACCCAGATGTTGTTGTGGCAACCGACGAACTCAAAGAACCTATTGATAATGTTATACCGCTAGTTGTTGTTGCTACGGATGAACTCAATGCGTCTATACTTGTAGACACACTTGAACTAAATGTTGAAAATCCTGTTGTTCCTGTGATTAAAACCTGAATCGACCCTGAGATAACATTTTCCTCATTCATCTCATTCTTAATTCTGGTGTCTATCGAATTGGTAAATGTATTATATGATGATGTGGAATTTTCAATAGCAAATAGTCTACCATCGTTTGATGATGTATATGTCTGAAAAGTTGTTTCATCTAATTTACCTGTACCAATTGCTTGACCGTTTAATGTAATTGAACCAGTTATGTTAACGGAGCCGGTAACGTTATGTGATCCACTAACATCGACAGATCCTGTTACTACTAACGACCCACTTGTTCTTTGAATATTTGTAAAGTTATTTGACCCGGTTGTGGCAAACATTCCAGTGTCTACATTAGTGAGGTTAACACTAGATTGTGCATTAAGAAAGTCTGAATATACCGAAATAGCATTACCCATCCCAACGTGAAAATCACAGAAATAGTATAATGTTGATGGAGTGGCATCCGTAACATGAATTTGAACATAGAATGGAGTTGCTCCAGTTGTTACTCCTGTAGTATATACAACACCACCGTTATGTTCGCCATCGTTAGTTAAAGAAAAAAGTAATGGGTGAACATTATTATTATCAAAATAGAATCTATATTTAAATCCCCTAATAAATGATAGTTTTGGATTTTTAACCCCATTAACGTAATATTTTCCTCCAGCATCTGTAAGAGTAATTTCAACAATATCATCACCACCCAAGTTAAAGTTATTAACTTTTAATGTACCCGTTATTTCGGTATTTGTATTAATTCTTAGGCCATTAGCACTTGAAATAGATGCGGTAGCACTACCATCAGCAATTCTTGTTAGATTAAGCCCCGTAACCCCACTAGCTGGGATATTATATAATTTAGATCCGTCACCATTAAAAGAACCTGTAAAAGACCCAGTGGTATAGGATGAGGTAAAAGCCCCAAAACTAGATGTTAATGTGTAATTTGCAGCATGTGATGTAGAAACAGCGTTTTGTGTTGTACCAGAAATTGTGGCAAATAATGTGCCTAGGACTGTTAAATCGCCAGAAATTTCTCCTGAACCAGATACTGATAGGGAGCCCGATACGTGAGGATCAAATATATTCATCTAATATGGTATTATTTTATTTAAATAAATACTTTATCCTTCAGTTATATCAATATATTTGTTGTTTTGGGGGTATAAAAATCTACTATGTCGTGCATATTATGGGTACACCTGTATTTTTTATTTATTTTAACTAATTCTATTAAGAATTTATCAAATTCAGGGTGATTGTGTGACCAAATTTGTTTTAATCTAAATTCCCCTTCTGAATATGTCCCCCAGTTGTCAATTTTATTAAAAAATACATTTACGTCGTTTTTAAAAATTTTCATTATCATTTCATAAAAATCCCACATTTCCATATAATTGGTGTCTTGCACAACAAATGACACATTTTTTTTCTTCATGGGGATTTTTGAGATGAATTTTAAGTTTTCAATAAGGGTTTCCCAATTACCACCTCTCCTAACAACCTCGTATGTTTCCTTTTTACTAGCATCCACGCTAATTTCAATGGTTTTTATTAAATGGTGTATGTGGCTTAATTTATCCCACATTTGGTTATTTAAAAGTAACCCATTGGTGTGTAGGTGGATGTGATTTAAATTTGGGAACTGGTTTAAATCAATATTAAATAAAAAGTTTCTAAATGTTTTAGACGCAAACGGGTCAGATGTACCTGAAAGATATATTAACTCAACACTATCGCCAAACTGGGTGATGACCTCATTTAATTTTGATTCAACAAAATCAATCTCGGAGCCGTTTGCCATTATCATAGAAGTCCTACATGTTGGGCAAGATAAATTACAACTTCTATCGAACGCAAAATTTAAGCTTTTGGGGCCATTTTTATATTTTTCTACCTTAAAATCTTCTTTTTTAATGAATTTTGATGGCGGTTTATTTGTGGAAATAAAACTAGATAGATATGGGCAAGCTGTTTTAGAGCAATATTTATATGATCCATCTAAAATAGAGTTTTGTACTTTTTTCAATTGTTCGCCACCCCAAACTTCATTTAATGAATCACCTATATTGTTAGGTAACCAAGTTGGACAACAACTATGTGTACTATTTTTATGTATTTCCATATACATAAATGGTGTGGGGCATACATAATCATTCAACTTCATTGGACTATATTAAATAAGCATGAGGTGATTCTCCTTTGTTGAGTCTGACCCTATTTTTATCGGCCAAAACAAATTTATTATAAAGCTCATCATTTAGTTCCACACCAACATATGTTAATATATCTTTAACAACAGATTTATTTCTATCCGTATAAATGTCTTCAAAGTAAAATATTGGATAACCCTTTTCGGTTAAGTTGTGTAGTTTTTCGGACTCTTCGATTAATATGTTTTTTCTATATTCGATTTCTTTTTCCTCAATACCGGAAAAATCATAATATTGTCTTTTATGCCAATCCCCTTTTGTTCCCTTTATTGCATGATATATGAAACTTTCACTTTGTAGAGTCTTATCTTTTCGGTCTAAAAGTATTATTTTTTCAAAATAATTGAAAAACCAATCCCAGTACATATCATCATTATTTATAAATCCTTTTGGTCGATGAACGTCGTTTAAGAATGTTTTTATAAAGACATTATTCTTATTTTCATAAAAACTCGGCGAATAAACATTTCTATTTTTTAGTTCGTGTAGATATTGATTAAATGGTTCACAGTGGCTAGTATAATTTAAAGAATCTAAATGTTGTTTAATGAGGTAAAAAAGTGTTGTTGATCCGGTTCTTTCGCTACCTAGTAGTGCAATTCTCATATAAGTTTATTTTTATTTGGTTCCATTCTAAATTTATGAATGAACATAGCAATTGACCATCTTTCCCCTTTAATTAATGGTGTGACTTCGTGAGGTATTTGTGATTGAAATATACACACATTACCCACCTTTTTATCGATAACTATTGGGTGATCATCCACATCATAAATTATATAATCCCCACCAATAAAATCTTCATTTAAGACGATACCAACATTCCACTCTTTTATGGGGTTTCCGGTGTCTATATGTTTACCAAATTCATCACCAACAGTAAAATGATGTAAATTTAGTTTAGTAGGTCTAGTGTATATATGTAATTTCATTTCATCCTCAAAAAAATCACACATCCTTTTTATTATCCAATCAATATCGGTCAAGTATTCTAGGGCATAGAATTTATATCTAAAATTATCAAACTCATCCCACCTACCATTATCACCCAATAGTGGGTATTTATTTTTTAAATTTATAATAGATTCACACTCATCTTTGGTAAATAAAATAGATTGAATTAACATTTATAACCATTAATTTTTTGTTTTGGTGTTGACATATTATATAAGAGATTTTTTTCTTTTGATTGCTCCGTCTATGTATTTGTCCACAAACTCTATCAATTCAGGGGTTTTTGTTACTGCACAGTAATCTATTTTTGTTTGATTAGCGTGTAATAATTTAAAATCAACATTAAGTTTTTCGGAGATATAACTTTCAAATTCTTCTATTCTATCAAAATGAAATTCCTTAACTTTTACTGTGTCGTTTAATACCCAATTATATTGTGATATGAATGTTAATATGTGAAGTGAGAAGCGATCAATGAATTTATTATCTTTTTTTAATTCTTCGGGAAATTCAAGTTCATCAATTAAATTACGAAAAACTCTTTCTTTTATTTCTTTGTCCCCATACGCGTTTATGAAATCATTATAATTGTTTTTTATGAAATTAATTATAAATTCATTGTTTTTACTTTTCATTTTATTTAATGTAAAAGAATCTAAAACTTGGTATGATTGTGTAATGAAAAATTTCCAAGCTGAAATGAGTCTATCTGTTGAATCTCTTATTATACAAACGTAATCTAAATTATCACCAAACGTCTTAATTAAGGATTGTACTCTTGTGTGAATATGTTTATTTTTTTGCTCATTTTCTCTGATTGTATTTTCCCATAAAATATCGGAATATTTTAAATCAAAATTATATTCCTTACAAGTAGATTCTACCGACCAAGATGCGTTTTTGGGTATAGGAATGAAAGCAATTTTATCATTTATAACCATATATTTTATATAAAACTTTTCACGTTTTTAATGGTGTTTTTTATTTGAAATCCTAATGTTAGTGTTATTCTTGGTTTTTCACCTACTACTGGAGTACTACCGTGTTTAACTTTCCCAGCCACACATTTCCAAACCATTCTTTCTTTTAATTCATTAATTTTACCATTGTAGATGGAATGACCTCCTTCATTTGGATATGATAATATAACGTTATATCTGACATGTGTGTAACCATCTAAGTTCATATCAGTATGTGTATGAATCGAACCTCCCTCTTTATTAATACCAATAGAATCTTCAAAACTCGGATCTAATATCCAATCGTTAATTTTTTCTACTTCAATCACCCTATCCTTTATTTTTTTTACTAAATCTAATGGCGAATTTGGTATCCTTGTTAACACACCAATTTGTCTAGATCCGTATGGTGCATCTATGGTGTGGCTATTTGTTGTGTTTACCTTAAATAAATGTGAATTAGAATTTACCCAAAATAAAAGAAACTCTTGTTCTTCTTTTGTTATAAACTCCTCATAACCATAGGTATCGTTCAACTCTATGTGTCTCATAAAATATGTTTACATTTATTGATTTGTTACTTCAGCATAAATAAGGGTTGCAACCTCTTGGATTATAGCAGCAACACTTGCGTCTGTTGTTGTATTTGTCATTACAACTTCTTGGGATAATATTTTTGGTTTCATATTTTTATTTATTTTTTTATTTATTTTTATATTTTTTCTTCTCCACCACCTCCGCGACAATAAGAACAATTACCACACTCCCACCAAGAACAACCACTACCTCTCTCACACCAACCATAGCATGGGTTGTGTTGTATAAACGCCAAACCTAAAGTCTCATCTAAAACAGGTAAGAATACATCGCTTTGTTCAACATTCATATCATATACCATTCTATTTACATAAACTACCTCTAAATTTGTTATTTTAGATTTAGTTAATGTATTATTAATATAGTCATAAAACACAATTGAGTCATTTATTCTAAAGGTATTTGTTAATGAGTGTGTGGTGCGAAGTGTGTCAAATTCTTCAATAACCATATTACTACCGGCTAAATCTTCATATGATAAACCATTTTCTAAAGTGACTTTAATCATTAAGCATTCTTTTTGAACACCGGTTATTTCCTGAACATTTGTGGATGTTATTGTGAATCCTGTAAGATCATCCGCAAAATTACTTGAATTAACACCAGTTAAAAAATTTGGAACTCCGTCAATTATTTGATCATCAATGGGTACCCACGGAAATACTAATGTTTTTAATGTACTATTTTGTACTATTTGGCTTGGTAACACTAAATTACCTTCACCATTTAATATTTTAGTATCATCGTCTAAAATATAAGCGTCACTACCTATTTTTGACGATTTAGTCATCCACAATACTCTAGATGGTTGTAACATTAATCCATTCGAATCATATTCTGTAGCCCATTCGTTATTTTTAACTACTGAAGTCATCATATAAGACCCTAAATGTAGGCAGCTGAGAGTTCCTCCGTATAGTATATCTAAACTTCTGATTACCCCCATCTTTTCATTAACAATATTATCTGAATGAGTGTGATACTCTTCCATGTATTCCGATTCGTCCAATGAATTTTTTAACGATTGTAAATCTTCCAATGATGTGACTTTATAGAATTTTGGATATACAGAGATATTTGTACCTGCGTAACTGGTTTTAACAATATAGTTCGGGGTGTCCCCATTTGTAATGTGTAAATCCGTTAATTGGTCGATGTTTAAACTAGGATTCAAATCAGATGAATAAAATACATTAGGTGAATATGGTTTATCCTTAATTAATCTATGAAAGTTAACCTTATCTTTTGCATATTCCTCGTCCACAACCGCAGTGGTGTCATATGACGTTCTTATAATTAATGTATTGTCATTATCTTCGATATATGGTACTGTTATCGAATTAAATGCCACTTTATGAAAAGTAAATGACCCACCTAAATCAGTTATAATTTCATCCATTTTATCTTTAATACTAACATCATTAAGATTTGTACTAAACGCACCATCCTTTTCGCTGGGTAGTATGTTCCCTTCAGTCACGATGAGGTGTAAATTATTTATGGAGTTATCTATTAAAAATTGATTAAAAGAGGTCCAATCTAAATTTGGTACAATTTTGTTGTGTATATCAACATTTGTATTTGTTTCAATTATTCTTAAATTTCCATTTGAATCTTTTAATAGATCCGTACCAATTATTACTGCTTTCATTGTTATTTTTTTTTATTATTTATATATAAATATCCTTATTTTAAATTAACGATGAGGTCTTCTTAACGAATTCTAGACCAACATTTCCCGCTAAAACTATCCTATCAATTGTAGAATTTGGTGCATGACTGGGGGAATGGGGGATATCTCCTTCCATAATTATTAATTCATCTTCCTCTGGTCTAACCCAATATTCAACACCCTCTTTACTTTTAAAATACAATACCCCATCATCACCATTCATAATATCTGGCATTTGAATATAATAAACAAAGGTGAAATTGGGGTAAAACCCCTTTATTTTTTCATTAATATCCGTATGTGTATGATATCTATCAACATTTCTCCAAAATTCAGTTTGTACTGGATTTTTATGTCTAATTCGATTTACCCATGTCTCCACGTTAACTTTGTTAAAGACAACGTTGTTGTCCTCGTATATTTTTTTACACTCGTTAATTGCTATTTGTGTAATTTCGTCCATTTTATTTTTTATGTCCAACTCACCTGACGAATTTATATTATCCACCCAATTTATAACACCAAACCCGTCTTGTTTAGACATGGGCTGGGCTTCTATAACATCATTTGCGGCTTTCAATAAAATGAGTTTATAACTTACTAAATTTAACTTTTTTTTCCAAATAAATGTAGTGTCGTCAAAGTATATTTTTTTCATAATAAAACCTTAGTGTCCTTTTTTTTATAAAAATTGGTACCATTAAATGTTGTATATTTCAATTCGAACTCACCGTTTATAAAACAAATATTTTTATATGGTAGTGTTTCATATTCCACATCTGTTAATTTATATCTAACTGCGTTAAATATGTTATCAGTAACCGGAGTTTGGAAAAAACCAACTATAGTTCCTTCTTTACAATTTGGTTTTACATAATCTAAAAATTTAGGAATATTTGGGTCTCTATGTGTATCATGTAAAATACCGTCAAATTTTGATTGTAGTGTTGGTAAAACATCAATCCAATCACCTAAAATTATTTTTACGTTTGGTTTATTCTCTGCCCATAGTAATGCATTTTTAAACATTTCAGGATGAATTTCAATTATTGTATGTGATGTTACATTTGGATTGGACTGAACGGCGTCAGCGGACAAATGCATACCGAATCCAATTTCAAGTATATCTCCACCATTTTTCGTTACAATTTCTGCTAACTTACACATTAGAGATTTCTCCCCTATATGCATCACCCAATCTTTTTCTAAATTTGTAATTCTAATCTCATCGTTAGATATTATTACGTTTTCTGTTCCCTTCATTTATAAAATAGTTTTATTTTTTTAATCCGTACTTAATCCATTTATACCATACTCTTTCGTGTATATAATATTGTATGGGTTTATATACTAATTCAGCAACACCAAAAGCGGCACCCACTTTAATATCACCACTTACCCACCACATTATAACAAACCCAATTAAGGTACTTATAACACGATATGAGATGGTTTTGGCGATATGTCGTTTACGTTCTACTATCATATTATTTTATTATTTTTTTTATTTAATCTTACTTTATATTCTTGTGATAGAATGTATATTTCAATTGTTTCTTTATCTGGTTTAATTCCTAAATAATCAAAAATTTCATTAATTATTCCCATATTTTTATCGATAAAAATATCTTCGTAGTAATATATTTTAAACCCATATTTTAACCCAAAATCATTCAGCATGTTTTTATTGTTTAATAAATGCTTTTTGGTGGATTTTAACAATATTTGGGGTATTTTATCTATTTCGTAATATTTTTTTCTGTGCCACCCCAGATCTTCATTTAAATAAACATGATAAGCCATACTTTCAAGTTGTGGTTTTTCTTCTCTTCTATCTAGTAAAATAATCTTATCAAAAGTATTATATAGCCAATCGTTAAATTCTACATTTCCAACATTATCAACATTTATAAGTTCACCATCTTTTATGTTAAACCTTTCGGTTCCTTGTCCAATTAATGTTTTAATAAAGACACCTTCCTTTTTATTTATTTCTAAAAAAATATCATGTACATCATCTATTTTTTTTAATTTATGGAAAGGTTCATATACTGAATAATAAAATTTGGGTAGATGTCTATCTATACAATGAAAAAGGGATGTAGAACCACACCTACCAGAAGCTATTATACAAATTTTCATTAACCTTTATTTTTATCATAAGTAACAACACCATCGGGTGTCATGTGGCCAGTTCTTATTGCGGTACCACTAATAACAGCAATATCCGCAGGTGGTTCGTGATAAATCACATCATAACCAACCCCTCTACCATAGTTAATGCTTTCAATATCGGGAATGATTGATAAGAGAATTTTATCAAAGTTTTCATTAAAAAATGGTTCCTGTATTAACATTTGAAACACCTCTTGTGCTGTCTTTGGGTTATTTTCATCAACCTCAACGTCTCTAATTGCTACCCAAACATTCTTGCCTTGGGATAGTTGTTGGTTAATTAACCATTCGTGACCTTTATGCCAATTCTGCCAACGGCCAACGTACATTGCATACTTTTTCATATTATATTAAATTTGTTTTTTCAATTATATGGTGTTTATAAATGGGCATTACAATTGACAATCTCTCACCATTTGTAATTTCCTTTATTTCGTGCCAAATTCTACCATGATATGACAATGCGGTTCCCGTTTGTTTAGAAATTAAAACTTCATTATCGTTATCGTCCCAACATACGTATTCCCCTCCTTCGTATGAATCACTTAATTGGATACCTAAATTATATCTTCTTGTATCAAATCCTTTCATTAGATCTATGTGTTTTGAAAATTTGTCCCCAACACTATACTGATGTAATGTACACGATTCTACCTTATTATTATAATTTATTCCAATATTGTTAACATCACTAAACCATTTTATTAATTTATTAAACATCCATTCTGTCTTTGATGTGTTTTCTATAACAAACACCCTATATGATGTTTTACTATCAGTTGCAACTAATTTATTACCGTCTATAATATTAAAAAACCCTGTTGTGTTAAAATATTTACTTAATTCAGCGGGTTGTAATTTTACATATGATTTTATTAAATCACATTCTTCTTCATTAAATAATTTTTGTTGATAGATCATAATGTAATTGCTTTTAATAGCTCATAGTATGAATCTGTTTCATTTTTTGTTGTTGTGTCAATATCAATAAAGTTTTCTGTTGGTGCTTCATACTCAGCAACATGAAATGATTCACGACCTCTTGATTCAGTGGTGTGAACATATATTTCAATAACCGAATTTTGTGATTTAAACTGATCTCTTTGGTCTTTATATGGCGCCACTAAAGACACCACAACCTCATAACCTTTATTGTGCATAAACAATGCAATATCTTGCGCTCGTTCAATGTTTTTTCGCCTACCGGCTTCCGAATAGTCTTTGTTATTAAAGATGCTACGTAGATCATCACCATCAATGTGAATGACACGATTTTCCTGGTAATATTCTACCAAGTATTTTGCTAATGTGGTCTTACCAGCGCCTGGTTGACCCGTAAACCAATATATCATATTACTAATATACTGAAATAATTCCAAAAAACAAATATTAATGATTATAAATAAATGGGTCCTTTTTACGAAGTTCCTCTAGTTTTTTCTTGATTCTTTTCTTACGCTTATAGTCCTCTATTTTACCTAAAAACCACTCTATTATCTTTTTCATATTAATTTTTTTGTATATTTAGAATTATGTCTTCAAAATATTGAGCTTGTTTTTGATGACCGACTTCTCCCATGTGTTCATTTATAACTTACCCATAAATTATTTATATATCAAATAATTACCAACAATCAATAAATCCATGTCAGTATTAAAAAACGTTTCTATTGCATCTTTAGGGGTTAATACCATTGTTTTATCTTTGATATTAAATGATGTGTTTAATAAGATGGGATAGCCACTTAGTTTTTCAAATTCAATCAATAAATTATAAATCAAGGTGTTCTTATAAACGGTTTGAATTCTGGCGCTACCATCTACATGGGTTACCGCAGGTAGTTTGTCACGGTATTCTGCTTTAACCTGAACAACTTGGTTCATGTATGGTACATCATCTGTCACATCAAAAAATATGTGTTGTTTGTCTTTGATAACCATCGGTGCAAAAGGTCTAAAACTTTCTCTTTTCTTTATTACCTTATTGATTCTTTCTTTCATCATTGTGTTGGTTGGATCAGCTAGTATTGACCTGTTCCCAAGAGCCCTTGAACCGAATTCACAATGACCATTATACCACCCAATAACTTTACCTTCTCTTATCTTCTTAGCAACATTTCTTATTAGGGTTTCTTCTGAAGAAAATTTGATATGTTTATAGTTCTTAACAACATTTACAATATCATTATGAAGATACTCTGGTCCCAAAAATGGGTTTTTATTGATTCTATTTGGTAGTTTCTTATTTTTAACTAGATAATGAATACAAGCACCTATTGCTGATCCAGCATCTGATGGGGCTGGTGGTATCCATAAATTATTAAAATGTGATTGTTTAACTATCTTACCATTAGCGGTGCCATTGTATGCACACCCACCACCTAAGCATAAGTTTCTGTTATCATTTATTAACGATATTGATTTAATCACCTCAAATAAAATCTCCTCATATCTTTTTTGAATAGCTGCAGCAAGATCCATATGATATGACTCTATCTTAGAGTCCGGTGTTCTTGGTTCAATATTAAGTAAATCAACTAGTTTTTCATTAAACATCATTGTATTTGACCTATCCCAACAAAAAACATCCATGTTACATGTTAGCTTACTATTTTTATAATTGATCAACTCTCTTACCTTATCGATATAAACATTTGGATTACCATAAGACGCTAACCCCATAACTTTATATTCACCTTCGTTTGGTCTAAAGCCTAAGAACGATGTCATAGCTGAATAGTATAACCCCAATGAATGCGGATACTCCCCTAATGAGATATAATCAATACCTGTTTTGTCTGCTAAACCCAATGACATAGTATCCGTTTCACCAACACCGTCTATTGATAAGCAAATAGCGTTTTCAAAATTTGATGTATAGAAGGAATAATACTGATGAGATTCGTGGTGAGTTGAATAAAAAACGTTATTAGAATAAGTTGAAAGCAATTCGTTAACCTTCTTAATATTGTTTTTTATTTTAAAATAAGATTTTAAAGAGTATATAGGGTTTCTAAAAAACTGTGGTTTAACGTTATTTATAACTCGTTTTAGTTTTAGTTTAGGGTCTTCGTAATAACATATAGCCTCTATGTTATTTTTAGTCAATTTAAACTTTTTTGTTATATAATTTAAACTATTAAACGGAAAACTGTTGTCATGTTTTATTCCTGTAAACTTCTCTTCTTCACACGCATATACCAATTGACCATCTCTAAAAAGACAGGCTGATGAATCATGGTAAAATGCTGAAACCCCTAAAATATATTTCATATTATGCTTTCTAAATAAATAATTTCATCCTTAATTTTCTTGTTATTAATGTTTAGGTGTACATATTTCTTTGAAATCATATCCATTTCATTAAAATCAATATCATCACCATTAATATAATGATTATTACTCAAAAAACCAAAATCAGTTTTATTTTTAACGATTTCTTGGTGGCATAAAAATTGTTCTAATAACATTGGTGGAATTTTTTCGATATCTTCTAATGAAATATTATTGAAGATATTCTTATAAATGTTACGTATCAATAGTGGATTTTTTACCATCATAACACAAAACGATGGGTAGGTTATCAAATCCATTTTTGATATATCATTATCATTGTAATATTTTCTAATATGATCATTAAATGGTTTTAAATATTGATCATATGTATACATCAACGCGTCCAGACCAACATAATCATATGTGATTTGAACCTCTGGGTGTCCATATGTAATTGTATATTTAGGTTCTAGCTTTTCAAATAAAACTACATCAAAGTCCAACATAATATATGGCTCGGTTTCTTTCATCATAGCATATATTTTAGATATTGTGACTTGATTTTGAAACTTATTAACAAAATCACCCATTAAAACAAACTCATCGAATATTATCCCGTTTTCAGTAAAAAAATCAAATGATTCTTGATCACTATAAAATCTTGTTTTATAATACTTCTTAGCCGATTTAACCGACAGCTTGGCTAACTTTATAAATTCATCATTTATCGGTTTATAATGCCCATCAAATTTTTTAAAAGAATATACTGCTACCATTTAATTAATTTGGTTAAATAGTTTTCAGCAAATAATTTATGACCGCCAGAATTTAAATGAAACCCATTATCTATATAGTAATCAGATGGGTTATAGTTATCTTTTAACCATTTCATAAAGGGGTAATCAATATAATCTGTTTTATCTATTTTTTTAGCACCATCAAATCTCCATATACTCATGTAACTTAGATTACCCCAGAAATGGTCATCATAGGGTATTAAAATAAAACGGGTGTTTTTATATTTTAATAACTCCTGAAGTAGATATATCTCATTGATAATTGTGTTTAAATAAAAAGTAGAATAGGTAACATTTTCAAAAAAGTGTCTAATATTTTCACATTTAACTGGGAAGTTTTTACCATCTATAGATTCTAAATAATTCGCTGGTACCAAATGAAAGACATCCTCTTCACTTTTAATACTAATATCACCACCAAGATATCTTTTTGCCCCATCAAACGGAATGGGATATCTGTCAAACGTGGTTAGCTGCAGAATAACCAAATCAAAGTTTTCTCTAGATATATTATCTATAATTCCTTGTACCGAATATTGTATTGATGAAGCTGCTTTAGCTATGTTTGTTAACTCATAACCATTATTTTTAGCAAAAATGTTTCCCCAGGAATCATCCACATTCTCTAAACCAAAACCAACAGAATGGCTGCAGCCAGCAAGTAACATTTTCTTCATCTTATATTAATTTTTTTTCCGAGTGCTCATTTAAATTATGTAATATGTGGTCATATTTTTTAATTTTTGACAATTCAATTACAAAATCATTGTACTCAGGATTAGTAGGTTCCCATATTTTCATTTCTTTATACCGTTCATCTGATATGCTTGGCCACTGAACAACTTTTTGAAATTGAATAATTTTTTCTATTGGTGAATCCTTGAATATTCTATCAATCATCTGCACAAACATTTCCATTTCTCTGAAATTATTTTGTTGCACAACAAATGAGAACATAATTCTTTTAATAGTCTTTATTGTTTTAACAAATTCTAAATTAGCCATTAATACATCCCATTTACCACCTAATCTGGTTTTGTTTTCGTATGTATCTTTGGTGGCCGCATCAATTGAGATCTCACAGTCTTTTACATGTGGGTGAATAGCTTCCATTTGATTCCATAACTTTTCTGTCCATAATGATGCATTAGTGTGTAAAATAACACTGTCCATAACCGGAAAATCTTCAGACTTTAAATTCATTAAAAAATTTCTAATTGGAATACTATAAAAAGGATCACCACCACCACTTAAATAAATCTCTTTTAATGTTGGTCCATAATATTCCGTGATTCTATCAAGTAATTTATTTGTTCGTTCAGTCTTTTCTGGTGTGTTTGGATATAAATCAACTCTACACGTTGGGCAGCGAAAATTACATGCATCGTCTGAACATATTTTTACTCTAACTGGGCCTTTTTGATTGAACCTTTCTGGTGAATACTCACTGATTGGTCTAATGCTTCCTGCCGGCTTACCTGTATTTAATAAGGTATTATATGCTGGACAATTTATTGGATTACAACCAACAAAATTACCACTTAAATGACCTTCTCTAACACTTTTAGCAGCATCTGATTCCCAATTTTCCATAAGGTTATCTGATACAGCAATATTAACATTATTCCAATCTGGACAACATAAATATTGTGTTTCTCTTGGTTTACCTTGACTCCAATCTCTGTGAAACTCTGTATACAAAAATGGGTGTAAGCAGAAATAATCTTTTAAATTAACTTTCGGTTGCATAATCTTTTAATTGGTTCACCCATATACCATTCTTTGTAATATGGGAATGTTTTTATGAAGGACTCACCTCTTCCTTCGTCTTTTATTTTGGTGTGTCTTTTAAAATCTTCATATATGTCCTCTAATGGTCTACCTGGTGTTCTATCCATATATCTTTTTATGACATTATAATAGTTTTCTACATTACGGTGTTCTGGATCGTGTCTAAGTGTGTTTATGTGCTCATCCAAAATAATAACCACATCTTCTTTCAATTCTTTTGGTAAAATATTAATGTTATAATAATCAGGAAATGTAAGTACGTTGTTCATTTGCATCATATTCAGTGGAATACCTAATTCATACATTCTATTCACGAATTTTGGTAATTCAAATATGTTAAAAATACTAACAGTTGTACTAGTCCAAACATTCATTCCGTGTTTGTGTAATCTTTGAATATTAGCTTCTACTGCTGACCATTTAGTTCCCTTTCTAGAATATTCTGCTACGTTACCAATGGCGTCTAAAGATGCAAATATACGAACATTATCTATATTATCTTTAATGAATGGTTTCCATAATTTAATAAGATCCCAATTTTTAAATTTTAAACTAGTAAAGTTTGTGTTGTATCTAATTCTACACTTTGTGTTTCCAGCGGCAGCTAACTTCTCTAAAATTAAATAATGTTCATCCATAATGAATGGTTCACCACCAGCAAAATATATTTCTTCAACATCATTTATAAATCTATCAACATAGGACATAATATCTTCTATACTACCATCATTCATATGAACTATTGCCTGGCTTGTTGTTGAACTACCATAAAATTTTATCTGATCAGCATACCAACTAGAGCTAAGTTCTGGCCCACACATTCTACACCTTAAATTACACACATTAGAAAATCTAAAATCCCAATAATTTAATTTAAAATTATTGTCGGTACCATCTTCATCAGTTGTCTCAACTGCTTTATCTATATGGTGTGCCCATTGATTATTAGAGCTAACCCTGAATGATGGCGTGCCCATCTCTTCTTGCATATAACATCTTTTACAAACAGCTGGTTGTTCTCCTTTTAAAAACTGGGTTCTGATCTTTTTTAAATCTGGTGAGTTCCATATTTGTTCTAAGGTATGTCTCTTTAAATTACCGATTGGGTGATTTGAATCTGCCAAACAACAAGGGAAAACGTTACCGTTTGGCCAGGTGTGTAAATGTGTCCATGGCATTATACAGAAGCTTTCACTAACTTTGTCCCCCGCACTTTCAAATTTTGTTTTTGTACTCATTATATAATATTATTAGGTTTTATTCCTTTATATTCACCAATTTCATAATTGGTTATTTTACCATCAGTTACCGATACATTTGGTATACCATGATCAACAACTATTGTATTGTACCACTCAGCTACCTCAGGAAATGTTTCACAGAAATTCTTGTTTCTTCTTTTATCATATTGAACATAGAAGCTTTTAAAATCATGAAAATGTTTTTCCATTTCATTTTCTGTTGCGATATGTCCTTTGTCCACCACTTCAATATAATCAATTACACGTTGTATTTGTGCAACCTCACCTTCATGTAATAGTTCTCTATTTTCTGGATTGGTGAACCATCCTTTTAATTTATCATGAACAAGTTGTTTTAAGTGGTCTGGTAACGATACTGGTGACATAAATGCTGGCCATCTTAGTATGTTTAAATCAACAACCAATTTATATTGGCCATATTTCTTTTTTAAACTCATCATATCATCAAGAAACTCGGTGATACTGAATAAACATAAACTATTAATAGTCATCATAACGATCAATTGTCTACATTTAGCTTCCTCAATTATTCTAACAACATTCTTTCTCCACACATCATATTTTAAACCATCTCTAATATATTCAGCATGTGCACCAAAAGATTCGTTTGATGTGTACAAATCAAAGTTTTTAACATCAATCTCATGTGTCGCTTGAATTAGTTTGTCAATTAGTTTATCATCAACACCTAAATTAGAATTAACCGCCATATTCAAATTTGGCGATGGGTTTTGTTTCATAACATCAACAAAGTTCCAAAAATTAAATGATGTTGATGGCTCTCCGCCAGTAATTCTAATTTCTTGTAGTGTTTTAGATAGTTCTGGCCACCATTCCATGAATGCTTGTACATATGGGTTGTGCTCACCGTTCTTACCAAAAGCTTCTGCCCATGAGCCATCAGTATAATACGCACCAGCAGAGTTTGTTTTAAACTTCTGGTAAGCACCATTCTCCTTGATATCTTTACCCCAAGTTGTAGAGTAACCTGAGTTACAATATGAACATGCGAAATTACATGTTCTATCAAATGAAACTTCAACAGTCTTTAAAAGAATGTCTTGATCCCATGGAATATCTTTTAATTTAGCAATTTCATCTTCTGGATAGATAATACTTTTGAATACTCTATCAGAAACATTATTTCTACCAACATCTTCAATCTTCCAGCAATATGAACACTCGGCGGGTCTAACACCCTCAAGCATCATTTTTCTAGCCAATTTTTTTAGTTTTGTATTGTGTAATGCTGAAGGATTGGTTTTAATCTCTTCTAAATCAATTGGATGTGGTAATGGTAGGTGACATGAATTTGTATATCCATGACCAAGGTGCAAACTAGCATTATACCATTTTGCTGCACAAAATCCGCAACCTACTGAATTTAGGTGTTTTTCTCTCCATTGTATTAAGTGATCTGACATCGGTTATATTTTATGTATGAAATTGCAATTGTTAGTTAAGTCTACAAATTTATTGTGTATTATGTTATTAAAGTCATGATCACAAACCAGTTCATTTTCATGATATAACTTGAAACTATACAGATCCATGTCACATGAATTTAAGTCTGGTTCTTTCCAAGGAAACGTCTCAGATCCAAAGAAAATTTGGGGATCATTGGTGACATTAAAATTGGATGTTGATAATACTTTTACATCATCAATATATACATTAAATTCGGTAAAATAAACGTTTTCTACCTTTAGTTTGTGCTTTTTACCAAGTTTAATTATATTGTATAAATCTTCGTGAACGTTATGTCTTTTTTTACCATCAGTACTCATGTGTATGGCACTTAATACATCACCATAATAGTGAAAAGCAAAGTAATTTGGGTTTATGGAAAGAATAGTTCCTCTTTCGCCATTGATTTTGTTTATTTTAAACTCTAATTCAAAATAAAAGTCATGTTTACCCGAAATTATTTGATTTGCTGGTAGATTAAAAAATGATGGGCATATTTTACTTGGCCACAAAACCCATGTTTCGTTAGTCTTTATATTTGTCATAAAAATCAATTAGTTGTGGGAATGTTTTTTTAAAATCAGTACCTCTTCGTTTATCATATTCTGTAACATATGCTACAAATTGTTTCTTTAAGTAACGATTATCTTTACTAACCACATTTGTTGCATAATCATAGGTTCTTTTTATTTTTTGTATCTGAGTGTCCGAGAAGCCTGGACCATTTTCAATTCTACCATAGTATAGAGCCTTTTTAGCAGCTTCTAATATTAATCCCTTATGTTCCTCTTCAAGAATATTAATCGATAAAAATGCGGGGTATCTTAGGTATGATGTATCAAGTAATAATGCTTCACCCCAATATCGTTGTTCATTATGGAATTTCTTTTTATACTCAAAAACCTTATCCAATAAATCACCATATGTGAAAATAGATAACGCATTGAATGTGGCCATAATATTGACAACCACCTTTGGTAATTGTTCCAGTATATCATGAATATTAACCCATAATTGATCATAATCTAAACCAAAACGAATATACTCTGCTTGTTCTTTTGACGCCTCAACGGATGTGAAAATAACTAGCTCTCTAACTTTATTGTTCTCTGTTAAATCTTTTACAATGCTAATTAATTTATCAATAAGAGGTCTTGGTACTGATAGATTTGTATTAATGGCTAATGATAAATTTGGATTGTCTTTCCAATTTTCTTGAATGTACTCTAACACCTTAAATGTATCATCCATCAATAATGGTTCGCCACCAGTAATTCTAAAAGTATGTAGGTCTTTGAATAGTTCTGGCCACCATTTCCAAAATGCGTCCCTGTAAGGATTATCATCAGTTAGTTTATATCTAGTGTCAATTCTATTATCAACAAAGTCCAATGAATTGAAATCATGGTTCTTAGTATATGGGCCAAACTTTTTAATTTCCTCAACCCACTTTGAAGAGTATGGTGGGCTACAGTATGCACATTTTAAATTACAGGTGTTACCAAATGATATTTCAACATATCTTGGATTATAATCTTCTCGCCAATCTAAATCTTTGATTATATTATACTGATCAATAGACCATGGTTCAGCAGATTTAAAAACTCTATCAGAAAAAGAATTGGATGAATTTTCTACATTCCAACAATAGTTACACTCCTCCGGTTTTTCACCAGATAACATTTCTTTTCTTTTTTGTTTCTTAAACTTGGTGTTATGTAATGCTTTTGGATTTCTAAGAACCTCATCTAATGGGATCTTATGTGGTATTGGGTGGTGACATGAGTGTGTCGTCCCATTAAGTAAATGAATAGTAACCTGTGTCCATTTTGCTAAACAAAATCCGCAACCAACGGAATCTAACTTGTCTTTTATTTTTTTGTAATCGGACATCTATTTCATTTTAACATTTATAAACTTAGTGTTAGGGTATAAAGATACATCAATATTATCAATATCCAAGACATCCATTATTTTATTTAAACCATCTTCTTTATGGTTGATTTTACCCTGTTGCATCTCGGTGACAAATCGTTTTTCATTTCTTGCTGTTGTTTCACCTTTAGCCCAACCACCATTAACGAATCCCTCATCAACATGTGGTAAACAATAGAAATTCCCTTCTCGTCTATATGGAATAATGTTTTCAATTATTTCAATATTCTCATTAGTTAGTTCAATGTTTTGTTTAAGAACCTCTTGTGCGTTAATATCTAATTCAAGCACAACGTTTTCTTTATTTTTATACATGTCCTGGATATCACCAAAGAATTTATTAAAAATTTTAAATTCAGATATCTTACCTTTAAATCTTGTATTAACGTGTGAGCAAAAACCCAATAAAAATGGTTTAATGGCATCATGTGTTTTTAATTCCTCACCAATTGGGAACGGTATATTTTGTTTTGTTCCATTCATTTGAGATACCAATTCATCATTTATGTAAAAATACATTTTCTTTTCTTCTGAATTGTAACTTACAGTAACCTGAGTCCACATACCCTCAAACCTTTTTGCCCAGTTGTAGTGTCTCATATTTGTTCTATCAAATATGTTCATGGTGACAGCTCTGGAATTATTAAAGGATAATCCCCATGTCCAGCTACCATCTTTTCTTAATAACGGGTATTCAATGAATTGTTTGTTTTGATCTCCAACCAACCAAATTGGTACTTTATCTTCTTGTTGGTCAGCATTGAATGTCATTGTTATTGTGTGGTCATTGTGTAAGCATGAACTAATTTCTCTATTCGTTGGTACATATATTGCAGAATCATTTCCATTAAAGTTTGCTATTAATTTACCCTCTTCTGTTTTAATAACTCTACCCGTTGTCATCCCCTCAAAATAACATCTCCAAAATAAATCATCATCTTCCTGGCCCCAATCCCAATAGTCATTTGAATAACCATTGGTCTTGTATGCTTGCTCCTTGTTAAATAAAACAACACCACCAAAGTATTGATCATAGCCTAAACCATAATTGTATTTAGATAGTTTGGTTGCTATGTGTATAGGGGTTTCTTCTGGATAAGAATAATCCGCACCTTCACCTGATAACATATCAACATCATGCCAAGCGATATAATCACAACCATCCTCAAATGCATAATGTGCTGCAATATTTTTCATAGCACCTCTATTGAATAGTTTTTCATCTACCTGGTGACCAACATAAAAAGTGTGGTCAATGCCTTGTTTATCTAGTTCCTTGCTTAAATGAGGAATTAATCTTTCAATGTGTTCTTTTCTGTTTCTATATGGTATACAAATACCTAATTTATGTTTCATATTCCTACTGTTATTTGATATATGTTTTCTTCTTTTATTATACCGTGCTCAATAAATTCTAAGGTTGATAATCCATCATATTCAAGTAACTCATCGTTAACTGAAACTTCATTAACAAACCTAAGCTGATTCCATCTAGTCGCTTGATCTTTCCACTTATTGTTTAAAAATCCATTTGACTCATGTATTAATGAATCAAATCTTGATGGACGTCTATATGGAATTTTAACTTCCGTAAATTCGGTGTATATACTTTTTATTATATCACAATTTTTTATCATTCCATTGTTGTTATTCCCAGATAAGTCAATTAACTGGTAATTTTTAATGTGATCTGAATTATAATATATTTTTAAAAATGATGATAATGTTTCATCATCAAATGTTTTCTTAAAATATTCTTTCTCGTTATTAGATATCTTTTTAATATCTTCATCACCTAGTTTTTCTTCAAAATATGCAAAAATATCTAAAGTACCTTTAAAATAGTTTTCCATTTTTTCTCTATCCGGTTTACCAACACCAAGATAAAAATGTGGTTCCTTTCTATAGAAATATAATTTTTTAAATGTTGGTGTCTCACCAATAAATTCACCGTCCTGATATACTTTTATTATTTTTTCATCATTATCCAAAACAACGGTGATGTTTGTCTTGTAAGTTGGCTTTATTTTAGAGTTAACATAAAGGGCGTTTTTCTGACTATC